CCAAAAAAAACAAGCTAGGGTGGGCCCGCCCAGTATCTTCAAGCCTGCAAGCTGTCAAGAAAATTATTTGTGGATAACTTAAATTTTTTTCTTTAGTTCTGGGATTTTATAAGATATAAAAGAAACGGGACGAACGGAAGCGGACTGATGTCAGGGATATTGGAAGCCCAAACTAGATGAAAGCGGATAAGTAGTAGTCCCAACAAAACACAACCATAGGTTGTAGAAAGGTAAAAAGAAAATGGGACTAGATCAATACGCTGGACTTCGAGATAGTAAAGGTGAAGTTCACGAAAAGTTTTATTGGAGAAAACATGCTAGACTGCAGGTGTTTATGTCTAGACAATTCAATAAACAAAAAAAGGATCAGGAACATAACACTCATGACGACCTGCAACATCTAGGTTTTAATGGTGGTCAAGGTGGTGTTACAATTACTGAAGATGTAATCAAGGATCTGGAAGAGGCGATCAAAAATGATTATTGGAATTATTTTGCCTCTGATGGTTTCTTCTGGGGACAACAGTTCCAAGAGGAACAAGTCAAAGAATACAAAGCCCAAGATGAAGAGTTTTTAAAATGGGCTAAAGAACAATTAAAAGAAGGAAGGCAAATCGGCTACGATTGTTCTTGGTAAATAATTTAAGGACTTGGTGCGACTGTGCCTCTGGCCCGTAGCTTTATACCAAGTCCTTAAAACTTTGGGCGTGGTTGGTGAGGAGTAGAAACCTCTATAGCACAGGTCGAGAGCTCGGGGCGAGCTGGCACTTTATAACGCTGACCCTGACGGCGATTTGGGATTGTGTCCGCCTGCGCACCAACGCCCAAGCTCACAAGCTTCAAGCGGGTGGGCCCTCCCGTAAATTTTCAAGCTTTCAAGCTTGACAGGTCCCAAGCTCTGGGATATTATAAGATTTAGAAAGGAATAATTTATGTTAAAAAAAGAAGCAAGACAAATAACTGGCGGACTGTCGAAGCCGTCGAAGATGCCAGGACCAGCTCACAACCTGCCGGCCGTGGCGTGCAAGACTGGCGCTAAGCTGGTGAAGATCCCAGGCAGCGTCTGCGCTGGCTGTTATGCCCTGAAGGGTAGATATCGATTCAACAATGTACAAGCGGCCCTGAATCGAAGGCTGCAAGCATTGCAGGACCCGCGCTGGGTTGATGCCATGGTCCAGCTCATCAAGGGCCAGGACTGGTTCAGGTGGCATGACTCAGGAGACATCCAGAGTATGAAGCACTTAGAGAATATATTCGAAGTGTGCAAGCGTACAAGCAAGACCCGGCACTGGATGCCGACGCGCGAGGCTCAGTTCCTGAAACAATTGGATCCGGCCACAATACCGCCAAACTTAATCATTAGAATGTCATCACACATGATTGACCAGGGACCAGTTAAGTTCTGGCCGTGGACGTCGACAGTCACCAGCCAGGCTGGCAGGACATGCCCGGCCCCAGATCAGGGCAACGAGTGCGGCAGCTGCAGGCAATGCTGGGACAGGTCCACACCAAACGTGTGTTACGGTAAACATTAATGGTATTCAGACATCCAAAATATTACGCTGAGCTCAGGAAGAAAGCGCGCCAGGCTACAAGCTCTCAAGCTTCAAGCGACAAGCATCCCAACCAGCGCACAAGGGCTCAAGCTTCAAGCCAGAGTCAACAAGCTCCAGGATCGAAGATCCAGGGTACAAGCGAAAAGACCCAAGCTTAGGGGCACAAGCTACAAGCACAAAGGTATTGGTTTTATGTTTCACGTGGAAGGACACTTGGTGCGGGGATATCTGGACTTTTCTGGACTTTGTAAACTTTAATTCCAGTGTAAAAAAGTTGCCGTTAGGAGAATAACCCAATAGATCAGGAGTACCAAGTAAGGCCCAGTTTTCAATCCTAATCCACGATATTGTGGTAATTTCATTTTTAATTTTTCTCCATAAATCTCTTTCAGAATTTATCTTTTGCTGCGACATAATTCAGTCCAGATAACTTATAGAATTTTTATAGGCTTACCCATACTTTCTACTGGTTTTTGACAAGATAAAACTAATCGATGAGTGTCTTTACTACCAATTATTTTATTTTCAAGAAGTTTTATTCCAACGATGTCATAAAATTCTCCGTTAGGTAATTGTATTTGCACCCTAGCATTTTTAGTAACTTCAGCTTTCAAAAACTTGTCCAAACCTTGTCTAAATGTCTTTCCGTCTATCATATTTCTAATGTTGATATATACAAATTATGGGATATATTACAAGTATTATGTCTTTAACAAAAAAGATAACACCACAGCAGGATAAGTTTGTAATGTTCCTGGTATATGGCCATGATGGTGAGCCATGCAGTCAAACAGAAGCTGCAAAGCTAGCCGGATATGCAGATCCAGGTAATTATGCTAGTAGACTTATGAATGTAAACGAGTACCCGCTGGTAGTAGCACACTACGAGGACAAACTAAGAGAATTGCACAGCAAGTATGAACAAGACCTACCTGGACAGAAAGCTACGCTGGGTCAATTACGTGATGCTGCAAAGAAGAAGGGTAGATTTGCTGATGCCATCAGAGCACAGGAGATTATCATGAAAGCTGATGGTAGATTTGTAGATAAAAGACTCAATATGAACGTCAAGGTAAGTCCAGACGAAGCACGTGAAAAGAATGAAAGACTAGTTAATATTGTAAAAACTAAACTAGCAATGAAAAAAATTAAATCTTAATCTTCTCCATTTTAATTATACAACCAATAGGAAATACATTACGGTCAGAAAATGAAACGTCCTTATCTTCATAAGATGAAAAAGTCCAAACGAATTTTTTTGTTTTTTTATAAATGTATCCATGTGTTATCATTTTGCTGCATTCGAATTTATCAAATTCTTCGGCTGATGCATGTCCCGCATCACCAGTTATATCAATCCATTCTAAACGATAAAAATAATACTTCTTCGAGCCGATCACGACGTGTTTAAATTTAGATTTCTTTGACCTTCTCATGAGTTCTGTATACCCCAGGTTTTATAATTTATAAAATAATAATTAAAAACACGCGCGCGACCCCTTAATTCGTTGGTATTACTAGCTTTTTTAACAATTGTACCAATTGTACCACGTTGTACCAAGGGTCTATGGTACAAAAATGAACGAATAAGCATTGGTATTACTATCTTTTTTAATTTGTACCAATTGTACCAGGGTTTAAAAAAAATAAAAAAAATTTTTTTATTTTTATAGAATAAAGTGTATACAATAGTACAAATGGCTAAATTATACTGGAATTCCTTATACTTTTTGATCATTTTTTGTATCCTGACTGTTTTCATTTTTGGTACAATTTTCATAATATTGATCAACTTTCTTCAAGAATGTGTGTTGGTAGTCTCTAAATTCTTTGTCAAACACTTCAAACTTCTGAAAGAATCCATCTTTAGAACACATTAGAATGATTCCAGATTGTATCTGGGTACCATATATTGTGTTGTGAGCCATTGCATACGCTCCTAATTGTGTAAAGTAATCGTCAATCCATTCTCTTTGTTTTGGCTTGTTTGTTTGTTTGAAGTCTATTATACTTTCGCGCCCGTTATAAATTCCTACAACATCTGTTTGACCTGCATACAATCCAGGATAGTATAATGTAACTTCAGTGCCCCACACCTCTTCCAGGTCCCCGAGCCCTGAGTCTATAACCTTTTGGGCCATGATCCCTGCTTCCTTGCCAACGGATGTTAGGTCCAGG